GTGCCAAGCGCCTCCGATCCTTACTGCGATGTGGTCCTGATAGCCGCTCCAAGGCCCGGTGGCTGGGTCGGTTACGCGAAAGCACGCACCTTCCGGGACAGTCGCAGGCGGCTCGGATCGAGATGCGGCTACAGCCCGCGGATGCATCGCATCGAGCAGGCCGAGCGCCTGATTGACATAGAATTCCTTCTGCGCCTGGCCGGCAACAAGTAACGGAAGGCCCAAAGCGGGCGTTGTACTGGGAAAAGCGATCGGATCAGACATGGAGACCTCCGGCACGTCAGGAAAGAACAGATAGCAGGAGCACCGCGGACCGATCGAAGGTCCCGATCTGCCTGACCCAAAGGTGGGCGGGCCCATGCAGGGTCAGGAGGGCGGTCATTTCCGCAGCTGTCAGGCGCAGCGAGGGCGACTCGGTTTGCCAAGCCGTGTGTGGCGTTTCGGCCGGCCCGAAGCCGACGATGTAAGCCTCGCGTTCCTCGACCATTGGAACCTCGACGCCGTCTTCCCAGCGCCACTGGCCGCGCGCCCGCCGCACCCAGCTGTATGTTTTCGCCCCGTCGACTTCGACCGCTACCCGGGGATGGACCGGGCAAGGTGGCTTGCGCGAAAGGCCAGCGTTGGCAAGCGCGGCCATCACCGCTCCTGTATCACCTGTGCCGATCGCCGCGATCTGGGAGCTGCCGAGCGGCGGTACGAGCAACGGATCTATCGCTACGAGGCTGTCGTCGACAAGGATCGCAGACGCCCCCGCAGGATGGCCCATGGCCGCCTCGGGTTCGGTCCCGCCCCGCCCACGGAGCAGGCCGCTCAGGCGCCACCGCCCCGAACCGAGCGGCACAGCGTGCAGAAACTGGATCATCTCACCGCCGATCATCATCCGATTGTTGCCCGCAGCGAGGCCAGAAACATCGGTATCGGCAAGGTTGAGGTCTCCGGCAATCAGATCGACCACCGCTTGCGCACCGGGTTCGAGAAGCAAGGCCGATGACCCAGCCAAAGGCTGGACAAGACTGCCCATCACGGCGCGGCGGCTGCCGGTCGTGCCGAGATCGACAAGCGTGCTGCCCTGCACGGCAAACAGTGCTGCTCCTCGCCATGCACTGTTCTGTGCGGACGCCGCTGCAAATATCAGCGGTTGGCCCGGGTTGGCACCGACATCCGGCGGCAGCTCGATCGCAGCCAATCGGGTGGGCGGGACCGGCAAATCGTCCGGGGCCAGATTTTCGCCCGGGTCGCTCGTTCGCGGAACTCCGCCTGCGGGAGCCAGTCGTTCAAGCTCAAGAGCTATGCCACGGTCGAGCCATTCCCAGCTGCGCAACAGCCATTTACCGGGCGCTTCAGGCAGACGCACGATACTGCCGGGCTTGATGCGCGGATCAAGCTCGCCAATCCGCCAGGTAATGGTCTCGTGCTGCCAGCGTGCCCGATTGGCACTGTTGTTCGCCAGTTGCCGCGCGCCGCTGGCGGTGAGGGTCGCCGGGAGATCGATCATCAGTTCGCGGCCGGCGTGACGGGCTCCGACCGCCCTCTGGACGCCGGTCTGATAATCGCGCTCCTCGTCATAGTAACGCAGCGCTGCCGGGGTACGTTCAGGGAGCCCTGCGCGCTGCTTGTTGCGTGCTTCGTCCTGACCCCCGTCGAGGCGTGCCAGCTGGTCGGGCAGGGTGATGATGTCGTCACCGGCTTCGGCGCGGACCGTGATGGCCAATCCATCGCTTCCCGAGGTGCACACCAGCGGGATGACCTGATCGATCGCCAATAGGGTCGAGGCGAGCGACCCCCCTTCGTCTGCAAAGCCGCGGGCATAGGCGAGCGGCGGCGCCGAGGCAGGTTGAATAGCAACAGGGACTAGCCGAGCGAGGGACACGCTGTCATCGCCGCCATCCGCGAAAATTTCGAAGCTGAGCGCGGGGATGCGGTTCCCGAAATCTCCGAGTTGAAGGTTCTCGAACACCACATAGGCACAGTCGCGGAAGGCGGGGGCGAGTTCACCTTTGGCAGCGGCGATCAGGGGGTCGACGGGATCATCGCCGAAGCCGCGATAGACACGAAGGGTGCCCCCGACTTTCAGATCCTCCTGAGCGCCGCGCAGCAGGTTGCCGTCTGCCCAGATGCGCCCCACCCTGTCGATCGGCGTGCTCGACAAGGCTACGGCGAAGGAGGCCGAATAGGAATAGACAGTCGTCGATGGCTGGCTCTTGCCGCTCCTCTGTTTTTGATTGCTCTCGATCAGATCGGTCGACCAGATCACCGTGCCACCGGCTCGCATGCGTCCGAATTGGCGCGGGATCGCCTGGCCATAGCTGGAGGTGCTGAGCGTCAGATCCTTGAGCCGCGGGCCTTCGCGTCCGCTCGGACGGAAGATGCGCGCGTCGATCTGCTGCCCGATCAGCGCACCGATCGAGCCGCCGATCGGTCCGCCTATCATGGTGCCAACCGCGTTGAGGATAAGGGTCGCCATGCTTTCAGCCTTGAGTAAGAGGAGCGATTCGCCACATCGCCCGGACCTGCCACGCAGGGTCGCGGGGCTGGAGAACGACCCGGCGCAGACCGGCGTGGGCGTGGACGACACTGTCCGCATCGCTTGCAATGACAATATGATGCTGGGCAAAGCCGAGCGCGATCAGCAGGACGTCGCCCGCGAGGATTGCGCCTTCGGCGGGCTCCAGGCCCGATCGCAACGCTTGCGGAAGCCAATCGTCAATGTTCACATTGCGCAGGCCATAACCCTGCGGCGGCGCCGGCTGCCTGCCGCACGCGGTGAGCGCGGCAGCGACCAAACCGACGCAATCCAGTCCGGTTGCCGGGTCGCGTCCATGCAGCCGGAAGTCGCATCCAACCATCGCCTGGGCAGCATCGGCAAGAGCCCTTCCGGCCGCGCTCACGGCTGACCATATCGGGCCAAAAGGTCGTTGCCCGGTAGAAACGGTTCGCCGCGGAAATTGGCGGCATTGCCGAATCTGGCAGCGCAGGTTGCTACAGTGTGGTCGCAGCCCTCCCGCAATTCGGCCCGCGTGGCGACCTGCGTGCCGGCAACCAGCGGCCGGTCGAGTGCCAGCCAATCCCCTTCGGCATCGATGATGCCGAAGGTCACCCCGGTCTGCGGCCCCGCCATGAAGCGCACTCGGCCATCGACATACGCCTCTCCATCGATCCCGGCAAAACGCACGCGGTTGGCTTCTAGATCGATGGCGACGACAGTATGCACCTTGGTGAAGCGGGTGGCCGGAAGTCCGCAGCCGCGGCCGCAAAATTCGGCGCGGCAGGTGGGGCTGGTGCGCGGCACGATGTCCTGTTCAAGCAGGCTCTTGGTCGAACGCAATTCGGCGGAGAACTGCGACTGGTCGTCCTCGATCCGCCCGATCTGCCCGGTGTAAAGCGTGTGATGATCGAGGTTTGTCCAATCCACCGCGCCGATCTCGATTGCGGCCTCGTCGAACAATCCGGCTGCCAGTTCGTCCTCGCGCAGGGAGTCGTGATTGAGTGCGCCCTGCACTTCCGCGCTATCGTTGGAGAGTTCAGCGGTGAGGTGGATTGCAGCAGGGATCATGCCCGGGGCGGCGAGATGGCGGATCCCGCCGAAGGTGAGGTCGCGGTCATGACTGGTGAAGGCAAGCGCCGCGCCATCGCGGCGATAGATCCGCCAGAAGGTGGCAACGGTGTCCAGCTCGCGGTCAAAGAACACCCGCATCACGCCGTCTCCCTGATCTCGATCAGCGGGACTGACGGCGCCTCGCCTGCGGCGAAGTTTACAGCGGAGACATCAAGGCGGTCCTCGGCAAAGCGCACCGGCACATCGAAACGGAAACCGGCGCGCACCTCTGACCCTGCTGCGGGCGCGGCGAGCAGGCGCAGCATCCCCTTATTGCCCAGCGTCCAGGCTGTGCTGGCGACGCCGCCGACACTCACGACGAGTGTGGCCGCACGAGGGCGGGTTATGGCGCGCACCTGCGGTTCGCTGCCACCGCCATAAGACTTCACCAGCTGGAAGTCTGCACGGATACCATCGCCAGTGCCGATCAGCTGATCGAACATCGTCGGCGTGCCATTCATCCCGTTGGAGCTGTTGTCGAAGGGATCCATCAGCCGGAACCCACGCGCCGGGCCGCGCCGTGCCCGAAAGAATGTGATGAGTTCGGCCAGTTCGACTTCGGAGCGGATTCCCGGGCCGACGTCGAAATGCAGCCGTGCGTCAGACCAAAGCGCGTTGCGGCGCTCGTGCCCCGAGGCGGTCATCGCGATCGAAGTGGAAAATTCGGGTGCGACCGAGGCGCTGGCTCCAAGTGCAAAGGGGTAGAGCACGTCGTCGAAGGGGTCCATGGTTTGCTCCGGCGGAGGGGCGAGGCGGGTGTAGCCATCGCGGTTGACCTGCGGCAGCGCCCAGACATAACGGCGGGCGACGCCGCGGCTGGCGGCCTCATCGATGCCGGTGTCGATACGGCTCCAGAAAAGCTCCGCGTCGGCGGGATCGAAGACGAAGCCCGCCAGATAATCCTGATCTGCAATTGGATAGCCGAGCCGGGTATTTACGAAGTCATAGCCAGCCCGCCGCAACGCATCGGCCCCGGCGGTGAGCCAGTCATAATCCTCGACCTGAAGGCGATCGAAAGCGGGGTAGGCCCAGCCCGCTGGCAGGTTTGCGCGGTAGAGTTCCGGCATGGCCGGGTCCAGAATGGTGGGCGTGAAGGCGAGCAGCAGCACTTCTGCTTCGCCTTGTGCGGCAGCACGGACGGCGGCTGTGAGCGCCGCAGTCGACTGCGCGAGCACTGCGCCTGCTGCATCCAGCAATTCTTTGGCAGCCGCACCCAGCGGGGCGGATATGTCGGCGATCACCGGCGGATTTCCTTCGAACGCGGCTATGGCGGCAGCATCGTAAAGGCAAATCTCGCGGGCCTGTGTGACCCACCACCATGGCTCGCCAATCTGGAACCGCACCGGCAGCGATGCCGCCCTGAGCAACGCGACGAAGGCACGCGCCACATCGGCAAGCCACGATTTCGCTTCTGCATTGGCGGGGGACAGCAATGTCGAGGGGGGCACCCATCCGGTCAGCGCCGGTGCCCCGCTGGCGGTGCGCTGTTTCCAATCCTCCGGGCAATAGGCGTCGAACAGTTCGTACGAGAGAGAGGCGATAACCTCGAATCCGTCGGCCTTTGCCCGTTCGAAGAAATTGCGGTGCCAGATCGTGGCCGGTGCGCATAGCTCGCCCGCTGAGGATGCATGGAGCGATCCATCTGCCTGCAGCGAGAGCCGCATGAAGTGGCTCATGCCGACATAGTGGACGATATCTTCGCGGTACCCGAGCCCCGTGATCGTGCGCAGCAAGCGGGCGGGGGTCTGGTTGTAGGCGTCGTCATAGGCGGTCGCCATTCGCTCGCCATGCGGGGGTACCAGCACATCGCCAAGCTCGACCATCGCCCGCGCTCCATCTGCCCGGATCTCGGACATGATGACCGAGCCATTGAAACGTGCGGGAAGGGGCGTGCTGCTTCCGGCAACAAAACCCGGCGCGACCAGGGAGATGAACATGCGGTCGATATCGCGCGGATAGATCCGCTCGCCGGGCAGGCCATATCCGCTTTCGAGGGTGGAGAAAGGCAGCGAGATGCGTGCGTCGGTGGGCGTGCCAAGAGCATAGTTCCACAGCCGGACGTACCATGTGCGTGGCAAGCCTGCCGCATCGCGCCCCTCGATCGTCAGCGTCGGCCCGTTGGGCTGGTCTAGCGCGATGACGCCGGACGACTGCCAGCGGAAGCTGAGGGTGGTGAAGGCGTAATCACGATCGGTTGCATAGGCCAGTAGAGGGTGATCAAGCGTATCCACGCTGTCCCAGATCAGCCCTACCAGTTCGTCTGCATGGTGCAGTTCGACATCGATCTTCAGTGCGTCGTGCGCCGTTGTCACCACAGAAGCCATGGCCGGACGCGGAAAGTTGACGGTCCAGAAGCGTGGATCGAAGCGCTGCATGAAGGTGCTTTCCTGCGCGCGTCGTTCGCGTGCGAGCCAGAATGACATTGTCGTTGTCCTCGTTCAGGCCTGTTGCAGTGCGCGGCGCACGGCGCTTGCGATCTGGCGCGAGGAGCGCTGCATCGCGGTGGGCGCTGCCTGGCCGCGCGGGACCGCCACCTGAATGGCTACACGCACATCGCGTCCGGGCGCCGCAACGGATGACCCTGTTTCAACGCGCCCGGCAGCGGTCGGCACGAACACTTCAGGTCCGCGTTCGCCAACAAGATAGGGGCGGCTGGGTGCAACTGGGCCTCCTGTCGCCCGTCCCGGAAAACCGAGCAAGCTGCCGACGATCGGTGCAGTCGGAGCGGTCGACGCGGTCGGTCCGGTCCTGGCGGTGGGGCCGACCGGGGAGACCAGACTCACCTGACTTGCACCGGCGGGAGCGACGGGGCCTCCGGCCGCCTGCCCTAGGAGACCGAAAAGGCTGCCAATTGCCGGCACAGCCAGACTTGTCTGACTTGCGCGAGCAGGTGCGATAGCCCCCCCTGTCGGCTGCGCGGGAACGCCGAACAGGCTGCCGATGGTCTGGCCGATCAGGTTACCCAAGCCTCCGCCGCCGTTCGAACTGCCGCCCACGCCGCCGAACAGGCTGCTTATGCCGGACTGCAAGGCATAGCTCGCGATCTCGGACAGCGCGTTGAACGCGACACGCTTCAGATCGTCAAATCCCAGGCTCCCGCGCCGCAGCGCACCCAGAAGACCGTTTTCCAGCACCGTGCCTGCGCGCCCGAAACCGTCGACGAGTGTAGTGTCCACGGACCGGCGCATGGACTCCACATCGCTGGCAAAGCCATCGGTGCGGGCCCGCACATCAATCACCAATTGGTCGAAATTGTCATCCATGGCTGTCACGCTCCATCATGCGGGCGATTGTTTCGCGGCTGGGCGGGTGCGAGGCGGCACATTCCTGCGGGACGCGCAGCGCCATTGCCAGTTCGGCCGGGGTGGCGCTCCAGAACTCGGCCGGACGCCAGCCGAGCATCTGCGCGGCAAGGCTGCAGCAGCGGGCAGCTGCGTCACCGAAACGCTCGGTCATGTTTCGCCCTGAAGCACCTGCGCGAGCACCGCCCTGACCGGAGCTGTTGCGCCGATCAAACCCATCGCCAGAACCGCCTGGCCTACGGCGAGACGATCAGGGCGAGGATCAGACGGCAGGCAGTGCCACAGCAATGCAGTCATCTCGGTGAGCGTGAGCGCCCCGGCCGCTGCCCGTTCGACCAGCGCGAACAGCGACCCGAGCTCGGCTTCGGCAAGCACGAGATTCTCGAAGCTCGGGCGCAGCACATAGCTCGCGCCCGCGATAGTCAGGGTGCTCTCGCCGCGCAGCGGATTGGCGGCAGCCGTCACGCTGCGACCACCGCTCCGGAACTTTCCAGCTGGAGCGTGTAATTGCGCTCGCCGTTGAAATCCCCGGCATAGTCGAGCCGCTGCACCAGAAACTTCCCGCGCAGCTTTTCTCCGTCTTCGAAGGACAGCTCGTAATCATCGAGCGTCCCGTCGAGCGCGCGGCTGCGCACCGTGTTTTCCGCGGTGCTGCCGAGGAAGATACCGGCCGCGCTGACCGAGACCGAGCGAGTGCCCGCGCCGGACAGCAAATCGCGCCAGCCGCCAGACTGTTTGTGGGTGATGACCACCGTGTCGCCGTTGATGGACATCTGCGTGGTCCTGAGCCCCGCGATGGTCTGGTACACGGCGGGGGTGGCCCCGTTGGCGATTTTGAGAAGGAAGGCAGCTCCTGATTGTGCGGGCATGGGTGGACTCCGAATAGCGATTGCAAGCCAAGCGACTTCGCTCGGCCATGGGAAAATCGCGGTTGAACATCACTGGGTTGCGAGAATGCGGAAGCGGTATTCCAGCAGTGCAGCCCGCCGGTTGCCGGTGCGGGCTTCGCTGCGCGAACGAAAGAAGCGGATCGAGGCGAGTTCGAACCCGGGATGGAATGGCGGGAGATCAAGCACGCGCCGTTCGATCGCGCCCAGCAGTAGTGCGTCCTCGGCTGTCGCATCGGTGCGGCTTTCGAGCTCGAGTGCGACGCGGATCTCGCGACCTGCCCGGTCCTTTGTGCCCCAGTCGACCGAGGCGCTTGCGGCAATGCCGAGCCACGGTGGAGTGACCCTGAGGGGCGCCTCTTCCTCGATCGCGTTGATCGTGCCGAGCGCCGGGTCAGCCCTCAACCACGCGATCAGGGCGGCGCGCAGATCATTTTCCATCGCTTGGGTCTCCCGTGAAATCGGGCCAGAGCGCTTGCGCAGACCGCCAGTCCGTCCGCCGCACGGGGGGGCGATTGGCGTGCGGAGCGACAAAGGCCGAGGCGAGCCGCGCAGCGCGCAGACGCAGCCGCCGGACGAGCGGGCCGGAATCGGCGAAAACCCGGATCATCCGAGCCGCACTTCGCACCACGGACGCCACAGCGCGGTGACGCTGGCGGGCGGCGCGCCCATCGTCTTGTTGTTGCCCGAGCCTTCCCGTTCTCGGAAGTGATGCGCGGCAAGACGTATGATCCCGTGCCGGAGGGGGGCGGGAAGCGCCTCCCAGTGCGCCGCAATCCCGACGACCAGTTGCAGGATAATGCCCTGACCCTCGAACGGATGCAGCAAGCGGATACAGGCGCTCGCCCCGATTCGCCATTCAAGCGCGCCGGCCAGATCCGCGACAGGTGTGCGGTCGCCGTTATCGGCCAGCACCGCTGCGCCCGACAGCGCCTCAACCGGGCGCGACACCAGCTCTTGCCACCCGCCCGCCAGAGGAACGGTCTCCTCGACCGTCTGCCTGAGCGGTGCCTTGCCGGTGAACGCCTCGCAGATGGCCAGACTTGTGCCGAGCAACTGCAGCAGCGTGTCGTCTTCGTTCGGGCGGGTGATACCCAGCCAATGCTTGAGCTCCGCCAGCGCAGCATCGCCGGGGACCGGGGGCTGCACGATTATCCGCTGCATCGCGGTTTCTCCCACATGGTGATCCACAAAGATTGCGCCCGCATCGCAGCATCAGGCCGGGGGAACGGCCTGAGACGATGCGGGCGCGAGAACCCGGCAAGGAGGCGAAGGGGGGGCACGCGCATCTGCCGGGAAACAAGGCTGGGTTGGGCCCTAGGCCTCGATCTTGAGCAGCTTGATCGCGTTCGAATCCAGCACCTTACCGCCGATCCGCTTGGTCGTGTAGAAATGCACGAACGGCTTGTTGGTGAAGGGGTCGCGCAGCACCCGGGTCGCACTGCGCTCGGCGATCAGATAGCCGTTGCGGAAGTTGCCGAAGGCGATCGGGAAGGTGCCGGCTGCGACATCGGGCATGTCTTCGGCTTCGATCACCGGGTAGCCAAGCAGACGGTTGGGCTGGCCTTCGACCATGCCCGGTTGCCACAGGAACGCCCCGTCGGCGGTCTTCAGCTTGCGCACGCTTGCAAGGGTTGTCGCATTCATCACGAACACCGCTCCCTGACGATGTCCGGCCCGCAGCGAATGGATGAGGTCGATCAGCCTGGTGTCGAGCGCGGAGCCGAGTCCGGTGGCGCTGCCCGTCCCCATGTACTGCATCGATCCGAACGCGCGCACGCTGTCCTCCGCCGTGGCCTTTGCCCCGGTCAGGAACCCTTCGGGCTGATTGACGCCCGTGCCCTTGACGAAGGCGGCACCCTCGGCGCGGGCAAATTCGGTTGCGACCTCGTTCGCCAGCCATGCCTCGAGATCGAAGCCGGCATCGTCGAGCATTGTCTGGCTCGCAGCGGGGTTGGCGTAGAGATCGCCTGAAGGCGGCGCGATTTCGGCGAACTGCGGCGTTCCGGTCTCGGGTCGCGGCGCGGTTTCGCTGACCCAGCCTGCGGTAACGCCAGTGGTCGCGACGAGCTTGCGGTAGCCGGCGGTGCCGGTCTGCACGACCTGAGCAATCGAGCGGATCGGGCTGATGCCGGCCAAGCGCGAGGCAATCGCCGCGTCGATCTGGCGCGGCACGGCGAAGCCGCCGTCGGCAGGGCTGGCGCCGGTCATGGACTTGATCTCCGTCTCCCGTCCGCGGCGCAGATAGCCATCGACGAAGCTTTTGACTTCGGGCGCTTCGGCAGCCGTGGCAGCGCCGCTCATCACGGGGCGGGTGGCCGCACGGGCGACCTTGTCGAGCCGGGCTTTCACCTCGTCGACATCGCCGCGCAGGGTGGCGATCTCGGCGTCGGCCCGGTCCTGCCGGGCGATGATGTCGAAGCTCGCGTCCAGCGGATCGGCGGTCAGGGTGGTGGCGGGGGCGGTAGCAATATTGTCCATCGGATAGTGGCCTTTCGTTTGGGCAGAAAAAAGGCCGCCCCGGTGGCGGCCATGTGGCAGTGGTTGAGGGTTCTGGGTGTGGCCTGCATGTCGGGCTCGAAGCCGAAGACGCAGGCTTGGCGCTAGGTCACCAGATGCACGCGCGCGCCATGCTGGAGCGGATGGTTAACGAGACTAACTTCGAACAGATCGACTTCGACCAGTTCCCGCCCTGCGGGAGATGCCCGGGCGGCACGTGTGCGAAAGCCGAAGCTGAGGCCGTTGACCTTGCCAGCCGCGAGCAGGACCGCAGCGCGGCTCTCGGGCCGGTCGATCCTGGCGATGACCCTCAGGCCCCGATCATCCTCAGCGGCCTGTTCGATCACGCCGATCGGCTGGTCCGGGCGGTGCTGCCAGTAGAGCGGCAGCGGACCATCGCGCGCCGCAAGCGTGCGGGCAAAGGCCCCGCGCCGGATCGTGTCTCGTCCGGCATCGGCAATGTCGAACAGCGCGGCATAACCTGCAAAGCGCAGAGGGGTGGAAGCGGAGCTCATAGCAGCTTCCACACGCCGAGCCGCACCGCGATGCCGATCAGCAGCAGCGCCAGAACGCCTCGGATCATCCAGTCGATGAAGGCCTTCCACGCGCTGGTCTTGGCATCGCGCCAGGCCTGCAGCAGTTCGCGCAGTTCGACGAGATCGCCTTCCGCACCCGGATCGCCGAGGCCGAGGCGTTCGAGCGCGCGGTCGGTGGCGAGCGCGCTCGCTTCCTCGACGATGGCGCGCAGGGTGACGAGCTCAGCCCCCTCGTCGCGGGCCTGTGCCATCAGGCTCGCCAGAATGTCTTCGCGGCTCATGGGGCAGTCTCCTCGGGCGGGAAGCCCAGCATCTGGCGCTTTTCGGCGCGGCTCAGGAAATCGGCGTCTGAGACCTGCGACCACAGCCGCTCGCGATCTTCCGAAAGGGCGGGAACCAGGTCGAGATCGATCCCGAGGATTGCGTCCGGAAACCATGGAGCAAGGCCCTCGCGCAGGGCCGCAAACAGCTTTTCGGCAAGCGGCAGCAGGGTCAGCCGCCAAAGGGCGCGGTTGGCCTCGCGATAATTGGCATAGGTGCTGTCGCCCGGCAGGCCGAGCAGCATCGGCGGCACTCCGAAGGCCAGCGCAATGTCGCGCGCCGCTGCACTCTTGAGCGTCGCGAAGTCCATGTCGGCAGGGGTCAGCGCCATGCTTTGCCACTTCAGCCCGCCATCGAGCAGCATCGGCCGCCCGGCATTGGCGGCACCCGAAAAGGCAAAGTCGAGCTCGCGCTTCAGCCGCTCGAACTGTTCATGCGCCAGCGTCGCACCATCGCCTGTCTCGTACACCAGCGCGCCGGACGGTCGGGCTGCGTTTTCGAGGAGCGAACGGTTCCAGGTGGTCGCGGCATTGTGGATCAGCACCGCCTGCCACGCGGCTTGCAGCGCACCTGCCCCGCAGTGATCGTCCAGCGGATGCATCGCGCGGATCGCGATGATCTCCGGCCAGCCGTTCTCGTCCTCGACCGGCAGACGCTTGGCGTGTCCTGCGACTGCATAATCGTAGGCGCAGGGCCACCCGATGTCGTCGATCACCACCTGCACCCGGTCAGGCCGCAGAGCGAAGAGTTCGACTGGCGCACCGCTCGCATCCTTCATGATCTGGACGTAGCCGTTGCCGTGCAGCAGCAGGTGGGCCGCCAAGGTCTCGACCAGCGATTGCCCCGCGCTCGTTGCCGTTACCAGCGCGGCAAGACGCGGATCGGAACAATCGAGCGGAGCCTGCCCCACCCCTTCGGCCAGCAGCCGCACCGATCGCTGGGCGATAGGGTTGGCGAGGAACCCCTCGGTAATGGCTCTGTCATAGGCATAGCCACGCTGGGCCGACCCGCTCTCGAAGGCCGGGTACCATCCCAGTTCGATGCCCGGGGCAAGCGGCACGCGGCTGCGCTCCCCGCCCTTGAAGGCGGAGCGGAAAATGTCGAGCAAGACCATGGAGTTTCCTTTGTCGTGCCGCCGGGCGGCCAAGGTCGGGGTGCCGTACGGCAGTTTGCGCGGACAGCGGGCGCAGGGCCACGGAATCCGGTTAGAGCGAAGTGATGCTTGGCCTCATGCGTTTGCTTAGCAACAATTCGGTCAATGCCCAGACCAGCGCATCGGCGCGGTCGGGGCTGTGGCCGGGGCCGGCATAGGTTCCGCCCACCAGCAAGCCGCACAGCTGGTCTTCCAGCCGCGCGAAAACGCCCACATGGCGCACCCGGCCCGCAGAATAGAGCGCCGCGACCGGCTCGGCCCGGGCGATTTTGCCGCGGGTGGCGTGCACCAGCTTGACCGGCAGAGATTGATCGGCGGCGTGCAGTACGCTTTCCACCATCGCCCCGCCCTGATTGGCCTCGGCTATTATCCGGTCCGCGTTCCATTCCCGGGCGGCGATGGCAACCTGGCCAGCCCATTCGGCGGGCTTCGCCCGGCCCAGCGAGCAATCCGCCAGCACCCGGGCAATGCCATCGACACCCAGCATCGCGACGACAATCCCGCACTCGTCACCATTCGCGCTCGCAGGCGGGTCGACCGCGACCACCACCCGCGCCGATTGCGGCACCGCGCCATCCTCACGCGAATGCTCCAGCATCGAGCGGGTCCACAGCGCGCCTTCGATATCCTCGAGCAGCTCGCCTTCCATCTCCTGCCGGGCCAGCAGCGTTCCGCCATATTCGCTGGTCACGGCATCGATGAAGCGATCGGGCAGGCGGATGTTGTCGCCGGTCTTGCCCCGGGTGACTACCACTTCCTCTCCCTCTGCGGCCTGTGCGACCAGCCGCTGCACAAGTGGTACCGCGCGCGGGGTGGTGGTGACAGCGATGCGCTGATCCTCGCCAAGCCTGAGCCCGAGCAACAGGTTGTCCCAACAGCGCGTCGCCCGCTCGTTCGCGAGTGGCCACTTGCCGATTTCGTCGCACCAGGCGTGGCTGTGCTGCGGCCCTCGCAGGGTTTCGGGTTCGGCCGACGAGAACAGCTGGGCCTGTGCCCCGTTGGCGAAGCGGATCCGGTGGAGCGATGGTTCGTATACCGGCTTGTGACCGGGGCGGCAGATTGCCAGCAGGCCGCTTTCACCCTCCACCATAACGGCACGTGCCTCCGCCAGCGATGTTGACACGAGCGCGATGCGGGCGTCCGGATTGGCGTCGGCGATCATCCGCACCCATTCGGCCCCGGCGCGGGTCTTGCCG